ATGCTCACGACTGTCACAGCATTTGCTGCAACGCTTGCACTAGGCGTTACCGTAGCCGCGCTTTCTCTAACTCTAGTCGCAGCGCATGTATTGCTTGCGGCAATGCTAACTGCCGCGCTTTGTTCGCGCACACGTTCTGCTGTAGTTGCACCTGTTGCGCTTGCAGCAACCGTAGCGTCACCCTCACGCACGCGCTGGGCTGCGCTTGTAGCAGACGCGGCAATGCTAGACGTTGCGCTGACTTCACGCACTCTTGTCGCGGCAGAGGTATTGCTTGAGCTAGACGCAACGATAGACGCGGCAAGGCGCACACGCACAACAGCAGACGCCGTTGAGGTAACGCCGATGACAATGGCTTCGCCTTCTTTGAAAGCACCGCTGACGCCATACGCCTCAACGCCATATAAGCCTTTGCCGTAAGCGCTGCGGTACGTTACGTCAGCCATTTATTTAGTCCATCGTAATATCGAGGTCATTCGCTGGCAAACGTAAAACATCGCCTGTATCAATCGCCTTGCTTGTGGTTAGCGCTGCATAGGCAATCAGGTTGCCACCAGTTGACGCATCAAAGACACCAATGTGGCTCACTGTGCCATACGAGGCAGTCGCAGTCGGAAACTCAATTGCGGCTGAGTTTGTCGCTTCATTGCCCGACACAGTGAAGGTTGCAGACTGACGCGCGTAGGCTGTGCCAGATGTGCTGACTTCAGTACCGCTGGCATCTTCAGCAGGATTGCTTGTAAACAGCGCGATGTAAAATGCCGATGGGCGCGTAACGGCATCTCCAGTAAATAGCCACGTTAAAACGCGTGTTTCGAAGGTATTGGATAGGGACAACGCCGCCTCCATTGAAATTGTGAACGTTCTATGCCACTATATACGAAACCCGCCAATGCAGCAACACTGGCGAGTTTCTAACCAAGACAGCCTAATAAGGAGGCCGAAATGTCTAAGAAAGAATTACCATCACCAGAGTTATTGCGTCAACTGCTTCGCTATGAGCCAGATACAGGAAAGCTGTATTGGCGGGAGCGAACCTCTAATAGAATTAAAATTGGAGAAGAAGCATCAACGGTAAACGCTTATGGTTATGTGGTTGTCGGAGTATTAAACCATAGATTGCCTGCACACCGCATTGCTTGGGCGATTTACCACAATGAATGGCCTACTCAAGAAGTTGATCACATAAATGGCGACAGATCAGATAACTCAATTAAAAATTTGCGCAACGTAAGCCCAGTGCAAAACAAACAAAATACAAAAATTTATTCAACAAATACATCTGGCACTCATGGCGTCGCTTACAATAAGCAAAACAAAAATTGGAGGGTAAGGATAACCGTCAATAAACAGATTATAGAAATTGGATCGTTTAAGAATTTAGATGACGCTATTGTCGCAAGGAAAAAGGCAGAAGCCAAATACGGCTTCCACCCCAATCACGGTAAGCGTTAGTAACTCCGTATTTTCATGCGGCGACCAGAGCCACCAAATTTAGAACTTTCGCTTTCCGCATTTATACCATCAATTGCGCTTTGATACAAAGCAGCCCAAACTTGAGTGCGCACATCGTCTTTCAAGTACGGTGCGCTATGCACCAAAGCGCCATACAAATACGCATCAGGGAAATACTCCAAAACCCAATTTGACGTATTACTGTCGGACAGCGCGGTAATGCGTGCATAATAATAAAGCTCTGCGTCATACGTTCCGTCAGGCGTGGGGTAAACCTCAATCTCGCCAGCAGTAATTGCATAGTAATGCGGTTTACCTGTCGTATCTGCATTGCGATACCGACGATCCACCATCTCGCTTTGGCTAATCAATTCTAGCGGTGAGCTGTCATTTGAGGTAATGTAAAAGCGTATTGCCTCAAGAAAGTCAGCAGGGATCGCGCTGTACTGCGTGTCTAGCTCAGCCGTGCTGCGCTTTTCCTGACGCCAATGCTTTACGCGGCGCTGCATGTCAGCTTCAGCCAACGTGATAAAATCAGGTATGGCAGAGGTTAAGTCATCGCGGTTCAGAAAATCCGCAATGCTCGTCTTTAGTTCTGCGTATGTTGTAAGTGCCATCTAGCAGTCCCATGCTTTGCGCGACCAATAATTGGCGCTGAGTTTACTTGTTTTTCCCTTAATCCCACCAGAGCGTGCGCAGTAGCTTTTCTTGCGGGCAGGCTGGTCTTTTTTAATGCTCATGTTAGGATCGCCAAAGTTAATCTTGCGCACTTCATCACCCTCTACAGCAAGCACCTCAAACTTCTTAGGCCCACCACGGCGCGGCTTATTTATCGCCGTAAAACCGTGGCGCTTCTTGGCTGCGTCAATCTTTTCTTGGCGGGTGCGTGGCATTAATTAAACCTTGTAATCGGCATTGTTTGATGCAGCCTTTGGATGCTTAGCGGCCCTAACGGCACATTTGGCACAGCAGTTCTGCCACCAATTTTTTGAATGCCACTCATAACCTCACGCGCAAAATCTACCCCAAAAGCACCTTCGAGCATATCTGGGCTAATTTGCCCCCTCATTACAGCTTGACGCGCTGCGACTACTTGATCCGCGTATGGAAGATCGCTAACGCTTGTTGGCTGCGCTGGAGCGGGCGCAGATTGACTTACAGGCTGCGCGCCCATACGAGGAGCAAACTCTGGGAAGCTCAAGTTAACTGGGCGATACGCGCTGGGATTGCGCGTTGAGGGCATAACCATTGGATCATATTTAGAGCTTATGTTTGGGGTGGAGCCTGCAGTTGAGGGTACCATGCCTGCTGGAATTGATGCTGTAGGATCAAATGGCGCCCCACCGCGACGACCACCACGCGTTGCTGGACCCATACTTAAGCCCGCCATAGGATTAGCTTGCGGCATAACTGTATCATAAGTCGACATAGGCTGGTTTGGCATAACTGGTGACATTGCCGTTGCGGGCATGGGTGGTCCAGCAGGCGCCACACGAGGACCGCGCTGACCGCCGCGTGTTGTTGGGCCACCACTCATCATAGGCGCAGGTGGTGTCCGCTTAACAACAGAAGGTGTAGCTGCTGCACGCGCTGCTGCTGCGGCTTGCTCCTCTTTTGTTCCGATTGCGTCCATGTCAAGCAAACCGCGTGCGCGGCGTCTTTCCTGCAAACGTCTGCGGCGCTCTGGGTCTTCAGAGCCATACGGTGTGGCAATCATGTTGGCTATTTCAGAGAATATGCCACCACCTTTAAACTCGCCGCCCATTTGACCGCGACCACCACCGTCAATCATATCCATGAAGTCCAGAAATTTTGCACGGTCTGCCATTACTTTTTCCTTTTTTTACTCTTGCTCAGCTTCTTCAAGTCTGCAGCAGTAATTTTCTTGCGTGGTGGAGCCACTGCGGCTAACTTCTTTTGCTTTGGGCTATACTTAGAATACGGCATTAGGACTTCACCTGCTTTTCCCATTCATAACACTTAACCTGCGTGATTGTATACGTTGGATATTTCATCTGCAAAGATGGAACTCCATTCTGCATAAAATCAGCAATGCATTCGTTCTCATCAACATACGCAGGGCCACCGACTGCAAAGCAGTAATTCTGAGCGCACAAAAGAACAAACGCGGTAAACATTACATCACTTCTTTACTTTCTTCTTAGCTGTCTTAGCTGCTTTCTTAAATGCTGCAGCAGTTGGCGCACCTTTTGCACCAGCTTTGCGCATCTTTTCGCCAGAGCCTGCTGCAATTCTCTTACGCTTTCGGTGAATATTTGCATAAAGACCCTTTGCCATTACTTCTTCGCCTTAGCCATGCATTTGCCCTTACGCTTACACGCCATAGGTGTTGGGCAACCTTTGCATGGTTTAAAACCAGCTTTGCTTCCCATTTTCTTTCCATACGCCATAGCTAACTCCTTTTTACGCACAATAGCAAATTATGCGATACCACGCAAATTCCTTCTAATTTCACCCCGCCAGCTAGAAAATGACCCAGATAGCGCAGTTGCAGCATCAGAAGCCATCGTCAAGCACAGCGCATCAGCAAGGTCAGGAGAAGCCAAGCCACGCTTGCGCATCTCATCCTTACTCTCAGCTTTCATCTTGCCTGAACTGGTAAAGCTGTAGCGAATGCTGGTTAGCTCTGCGATAAGCTGGTCATTCTTCGGTAGCTTACAAGAACGATCCTCAAGCCAACCTTTAGTCTTAAACCAAAGCTCACTGCGCAGATTAAGATAGGTATCGCCCATGCTTGGCGCTTCAGCAACATTCACGCCGCGCACAGGCAGGCCAATCTCACGCAGGCGGTCCACCACACCTGAGCCTACGCCAATGCTATCGACAAGTATTTCCTTGGGCTGACGTGAGGGCGGCAAGCCCTCATACTCAGCAACAACCCTACCTACAGTCTGCATCAAGTCCAGCCCAGACCAAGACCTAAGCTCAGTCACAATCGGACCCTGACGCTTACACAGCGCAGTCTTATCCTGCCCAAAGCGTGCCACGTCCAAGCCCCAGACAGCTTTAGTATCCTCATCAATCTGCACATCGCGGTGCGTGGCATTCTCCACAAGATGAAACGGGATAATCGTGTCATCGTCAGCAAGCGGAAACTCACCCAACACACGAATGCGAAACGCGTTGCTCTCCTCGCCGTAGCGCAAGCGCATCTCTTCAACAAACTCATCGCTCACCAGAGGACTATCCACGCATGACCAACGGCGCGTCCACCAGCTATCCGCCATGCGCGTCTGACTTTCGAAAAACGTACCACTGCTTCGCGTGGGGTTGCTCAGCATAATCGTCGTCGCGTTATGACCCGACATAGAGCCAGCCGCAGCCTCAAATACCTGCTCAGGTACACCAGAAGC